CGTTGTTGCCGTTGACGAGAACGACGCCATACGTGACCGTCACGGACACTCAGGACGACGGGTGGCGATTTGGGGCTTTTGGCGTCGACGCGCTCGCGGTCAGCTACGCGAATCAGCTGCAAACGACACCGCTACCGGAGGCGGGAACTCGATTCGCAAACGTCAGCGGTGCGCCGGCCGCGGGAACCATGTGCGTGCAGTCCGGGTTCGTCATGCTGGCGAACATCAACGACGGCGCGTTCCCGTATGCCGACGGCTATTGGACCTGCGCGCTGCAGAACGTGACGAGCTGGGCGCCGGACGTGGCGACGTTTGCCAGCCGCGACCGGCTGATGCAAACGCCCGGCGGCATCGTGCGATTGATTGCATTTCAGGACGACATCATCGCCTTCAAGGCGACGTCCATTTTGCGCGGCACGTTTACAGGCGATCCAAGCGTGCCGTGGGCGTGGCGCGTGGTATCTGCGCAGATTGGCATCGTGTCTCACGACGCAGTGTGCGAGGCTGAAGGGATTTTGTATTTCCTGTCAGCCGACGGATTTTATGCGTTTAGCGGTGCGCAACTGCAGCGGATCGAGTCCGCGCCGTGGGAGTGGTTCAAATCGCGCGCCTCATTCGGCGGCAAAATCCGCGCAATGGCGCAGTGGGATTCGATCCGGCGCGTCGTGCGGTGGTACTACGAAGATTTTTACCAAACGGCAGTCGCTGGGGTGTACCAAGGCGGCGTCGCATACGCGCCAGTTTTCGACCGCTGGGGTCGCTTCGCCAGCAACGCGACGGCGATTGCGTATGTCAGCGACAGCGTGCCAACCATGACGAGCGAGGCTCGGCCGCGACAGAATGTGCCGCTGGTGATGGACGCGACGACGTTTGGCTGCCGCGTGTACCGCGGCCCTGCTGCGGACACGACGGCGACGACGCACATCATTGGCGATGACGTCGACCACAGCGTCCTGACGGGCGTTCGCCTGCGCGTGACCGGCTCGCCGTTCAGCATGCTCTGCCTGCCGCGGTGGCGCAACGACCTGTCCGACCTGGCGTCGCCGTGGACGATCGGCGACGCGGTTCTGCGGACCGCAGACGGGCGGTACGACGTGTCGCACTCCGCGCGCTGGCACATGCTTGAGTTTCGCCAATCCGGCATGTTTGAACTGCACGGGTTTCGCGTGGACGCGCCGCGGGCTGGCAAGCGATGAGGCGGCCCGTACAAGTCGAAGGGCTAGACCTGCCGCTGCCGGCGCTGCGCGAAATGCGAACGCTGGCGAGCTTCTACAACACCTTCGCCGGCCGGCTGTTTACCGGCGAGGGCTCGCCGGAGGGCGTGATTGCTGCGGACCGCGGTGCGCTGTATCTGCGCACGGACGGCGGCGCTAGCACGACGCTTTACGTCAAAACGGCTAACGCAGGGCTTAAAACAGGCTGGACCGCAAAATGACCTACCAGGAACTGATCGACCTGTACATGCGCTCCGGCGGCATGGCGCCGCGCGCACCGAGTTACGCGCCGACCGGCGAGGGTGGAAGCTTTACTTACGATCCGGGCGGCTCGCAAGCGGTGCAATTGCCGGACGGGCGGACCGCGATGGTGGGCGCCGACGGGACCATCACCATCTCGCAGCTGAACGACGGCCGCGACCGGGAGACGGTGACGCGGATGACGCCGGACGGGCAGGCGACGACCGAGGAGCGGGAGTACGACCGGAACGCAAACTGGCGGCGCAGTCTAGCGGGGGCAATTGGAGTAGGCGTCGGCGGCCCGTTGCTGGGCGGGTTGGCGAGCGCATATTTGGGCGGTGCCGGGGGGCTAACGGCGGCCGAACTGGCGGCGATTGGCGGGTCCGAAGCGGCTGCGCAGGCAGGCAGTGCGGCGCTTGCGGGAGGCGCCGGTACGGCCGCTGGCGGCGGGCTGACCGCCGCGGAGCTCGCCGCCATCGGCGGGTCGGAGACGGCTGCGCAGGCGGGCAGTGCGGCGCTTGCGGGAGGCACAGTAGTCCCTCCCGCTGCCCCTGCGCCTCCCGCACCGCCGACCGCAGCGGGCGCCGGCATGCTGGGTAGCATCGGGTCGGCGCTCGCCGGCAATCCGGCGCTGGCCGGCGCGACATTAGGCGCGATCGCGGGCGCTGCGGGCTCTCGTCCCGAGTCGCAGACGCAGACCAACACGCAGAGCCTGCCGCCGTGGTTGCAGCCGTACGCGGAGTCGTTCCTGCGCCGCGCGGACGCGCTGTCGCAGCAGCCGTTCCAGGAGTACACCGGGCCGGGCGTGGCGCCAATGACGCCGGACCAGACGCTCGCCATCGACCAGGCGCGGCATCTGGCGGTGAACGGCGATCCGCTGGTCGGCCGCGCGCGGGATCAGCAGTCCGCGCTGCTCGCCGGGCAGATGCTCGGGCCGAATCAGTTCCTCGACCGCTACGCGCAGGGCATCGGCGACCGCATGGGCGAGGCGTATGCGACGGGCACGCGCGCGGGGCTCATGGGCCGGCAGGCGATGGGCGGCGGCACGCTGAACAACAGCAGCGCGTTCGGGCAAACGCTGCAGAACAGCGACCGCGCGTTCGGCGATGCGCTCGGGCAGACGATGAATCAGTTGTACTACGGCAATTTCCGGGACGAGCGCAACGCGCAGGATGCTGCCGCGCGGTCGTCGCTAGGCTTCGCCGCGGACCAGCGGGCGAACACGCAGGGCCTGCTGTCCGCGGGCATGTTGCAGCAGCAGCAGCAGCAGAACGTCAACAACTACCAGCGGTCCGAGTTCGACCGCCGTCAGCAGTATCCGTATCAGCAACTCGACGTGCTGCGCGGGGCGATCAACCCCGCATTCGGCGGGCAGTCGTCGGCCACGCGCACGGACCCCGGCGTCAGTCCGTGGCAAGGGGCGCTCGGCGGGGCGCTGTCGGGCTGGGCGATCGGCAACAACCTGTTTGGCGGGCAGCAGCAGAACAGCACCACGCAAGGGCCGACGCAGCCGCAGGCGCGACCGTTCACCGACTACTGGAATTGGAGGCCGCAATGAGTCTTCTTGGGCCGACTATCGACCCGCTGTCGCTCGGCCTGCTGTCCGCGGGCTCGGCGCTCATGTCCGGCCGGCGCGGGCTCGCGCAGGCGCCGATGGCGTTCGCGCAGGGGCTGTTGAGCGGCCAGGATGCGCAGCGGCAGGCGCGCACGGACGAAATGCGCATGCAACTGCTGCAAGGGCAGTTAGGCGCGCTGGAGTCGCAAGCCGAGCACAGGCGCGCGCTAACGACGAAGGCCGAGGACGAAGTGCGGCGCGCGGCTGCCACGCGTGTGATGCGCGATGGCGTCGTGCAGCGGATCGTCGCGCGCGCGCAGGAAGGCGGCCAACCGCAGATCACGGCGCAAGACGTCGGCGAGTATGTCGCCGCGGGCGGCAAGATCGAAGAACTGCAAGCAATGGCGGCGTCCGGCCAGTGGGGCCGACCCGAGGTCGCGCGCACCATCGAATTCGCAGACGAAAGCGGCGTGCCGATGCTGCAGCAGTTGGACAAGTTCGGCGCCCCGGTCGGCGCCCCGGTGCGCAAGCCGGTGCAGTTGAACATGACCAACCGCGGCGGCTCCATCACGCCGACCAACCCGTATACCGGCGCGGCGGCGGGCGCGGACCTGTCTGTGACGAACACGCCGGACGCGCTTCTGACGGACGAGCGCATGCGCAGGGAAGGCGCGCTTAACCGCGGGCAGCAGTTGAGCATTGCGCAGATGAGCGATGCGCGGGCGCGCGAGGCCAACGCCACGGCGAGCAGCAACCGCGAAGCGTTCCAGTACATCCAAACCCCGCAGGGGCTTGTCGCAGTGCCGCGGCAGGCCGGCGACGGCCCGGTGCAGGCGCGTCCGGTCGTAGACGCATCCGGCGCGCGGGTTGGCGTCGACGCCAACACCGGATCGGCGCAGCGCGTGCGCGAAGCACGGGACGCGCTGCAGCTGATCGACCAAGCCGAGCGGTTGATCGGCCGTTCTACGGGCAGCTATGCCGGTGTGGCTTACGACATGGCCGCGCAGGTGTTCGGCATCCCGACCGAGGGCGCACAGGCGTCGGCGCAACTGAAGGCTATCGAGGGCGCGCTTGTTGCAAAGATGCCCAAGATGTCCGGCCCGCAGTCGGACAAAGACGTGTTGCTGTACCGGCAGATGGCGGGCCAAGTTGGCGACCCGACGATCCCGGCCAACACCAAGCGCGCGGCGCTGCAAACCATCCGCGAGATTCAAGAGAGGTACGCATCCGAGGGCGGCGGCGCGACAGGTTCGTGGGATGCGTTGCGGGACTCTGCGCGGCGCGAACTGGAACGTCGCGGGGTGCGGTAATGGACCTGTCGAAACTCAGCAATTCTGACCTGCGCGCGCTAGAGTCTGGCGACCTGCGGATGATGTCTGCGGCCGGGCTGCGAATGGTCGCGGGAGAAACCGACGATGTGGTGGCCGACAAGGGCACGCCGCAGCCCGGCCTGCGCGAAGCGGGCGCGCGCCTGCCGACCGCTGGTCGCGCGTTCATCAACGCCGCGCAAGGTCCGATGTTCGGGTTCGCCGACGAAATTTCGGGCGCGGGCGCTGCGGCTATTGACCGGTTCCTGCCGTCCGCGCTCGGCGGGCAGCGCAACCCCGGCATGACGTTCGGCGACCTGTACACGCGATATCGAGACGTTGCGCGCGGGGCGTCGGAGTCGTACGGGCAGGAACGGCCGGTCGTGTCGGCGCTTACGCAGGCGGGCGCGTCGCTGCCGCTGATGGGCGTTACGCGGGCAATCGAAAGCGCGCTTCCTGCCGCCGCGTCAACGGCTGGGGCTGTGCGCAACGCGGCGATCATCGGCGGCGGCTTGGGCGCGGTCAGCGGCGCGGGTGCAGCCGATTCGGTGTCCGACATCCCGCAGGAGGCCGCGCGGGCGGCTGCACTGGGCGGGGCGATGTCGGCCGCGGTCCCGATGCTCGGCGCAGGCGTGCGCGCCGCCGCAGGGAATGTCCGAGCGCGCAGCGGTGGCACGACCGCCGACGACCTGGCGCGCGAGCGCGTGGCCGCGGCGCTGGCTCGAGACGGGTCCGGCGCTACGCAGGCCGGGGCGCGGCTTTCGAAGCTTGGCGACGAGGCAAGGGTCGCGGACGCTGCAGGCAAGAACACCCGCGACCTGCTCGACACGATGGCGACCGCTCCGGGCCGCACGGCGGATCGCGTCGAGACAATGATCCGAAACCGTCAGATCGGGCGGGCGGATCGCATTACCGAAGGCGCGGCGGGCCTTGCTGGCGGCCGGCAACTGCCCGCGGAGATTGCCGAACTGACGCGCAGGCAGGCTGAGGACGCCGGCCCGATCTACCAAGCCATCCGCAACATCCCGGTGGCCGCCGACGACCGGCTGCAGCGCATCCTGCAGCGGCCCGTCGTGCAGGACGCCATCGCGCAGGCGCGCGTCGCCGCGGCGAACGCTGACGACGTTCTGCCGGACATCAAGGCCGGCGAGGCGGCGCCGATGGCGGTGTGGGACCAGATCAAGCGCGGGCTCGATGATGTCATCGGGCTCAAGAAACGCAACGTGGACGTCGGCACGTCCACGAACGCCGCGAAGTCGACGCTAGCGGACGCGCTCAAGACCAAGCGCGATCTTGTCGGGGTGCTAGACGAACTGGTGCCGGACTACAAGCGCGCGCGCGATGCATTCAGCGGCCCGGCGGCGCTCAAGGATGCGATGGACGAGGGGCGGTCGCTGTTCGCCATGCGCCCCACGGAACTACGCGAAATGCTTGGCGGCATGAGCGCGAGCGAGCGCGACGCATTCCGGGTCGGTGCCGCGCAGGCGCTGCGCGACAAGGTGGGCACAGAGAGTGGGCAGACGGCGGTCCTCAAGTTCTGGAAGGAACCGGCGACGCGCGAGCGCCTGCAGGCGGTGTTCCCGAACACGCGCACGTACCGCGAATTCGAGGCGGCTCTATTGGCCGAAGGCCGGCTCAAGATGTTGGAGCAAGTCGGCCGCGGGACGCAAACGGCATCGCGCAACGCACGCCAGGACGACGAAGGCGCTGCGGCACTCGGCGCCATGGCGGACACAGCCGCGGCCCTAACGTCGCGCACTCCGCTCGGCGCGCTGCAGGCGGTCCGCAACGTCTACGGGCGGATGGTCGTGCCCGAGCCTGTGCGCGACCGCATCGGCGACATGCTGCTAACGCGCGGCCCGCAGGCGCAGACGCTGCTCGGCGACCTGTCGCGGTTCGTAGACGCGGAGAACGCGCGCCGGTCAACGGCCGCAGCACGCGCGGGCCTGCTCGGAGGCGTCAGCATCACGTCCCTGCTTGACTGAGGCTGCCATGTCCCAACGTCAGGAAGTCGCAGCCGAGAGTCTGCGCGCGGTCCCTGCCATCGCCGCCGCCGGGTTCACGGTCGGCGGGGTCACGCTGCAGGACTGGGTGCTGATCGTCACGCTCGTCTACATCATCTTGCAAATCGCGTACTTGCTGTTCCGGTGGCTGAGGCTCGCCAGCCAGCCCAGCAAGCGCATCGACACGGAGTCCGGCGAATGATGCTCATCGACCTGTGGTTCTGGCTCGCCGCGCGGGCCATGCTCATGTGGGTGCTGCGATGATCGAGACGCTGCTATCGTTCCTGGGCGGCTCCGCGTTCCGGATGGTGTGGGGCGAGTTGTCCGCCGCGTGGACGAAGCACCAGGAACACAAGCACGAGCTCGCCATGCTGCAAGCTCAGACGCAGATCGAGGCGCAGCGCCACGGCCAGCAAGTGGAGATGGTGCGACTGCAGACGGAAGCGCAGGTGTCCGTCGTGCGCGTGCAGGGCGAGGCGGACATCTCGCGCGGGGAGACGGACGCTTTCGTGGAGGCCGTGCGCGCCACGTCGCGGGCTGTCGGCGTGGCGTGGGTCGACGCGTGGAACGGCGCCATCCGCCCCGGCTTGGCGACGATGGCGGCGCTGCTCATCGCCGGGCACTTCGCCCGCAGCGGGTTTGCGCTGGACGAGCAGGGGTGGGCGCTCGTGTCCGCGATCATCGGCGTGTACATCGCCGACCGCAGCCTCGCCAAGCGCGGGAAATGACGGACGACGCGCTGCCGATTGTCGAGGCGCTGTGCGTGCGGTTCGAGGGCGTGTACCTGCACCCGTACGCATGCCCCGCGGGCGTGGCGACGATCGGAGTCGGGGCGACTCGATACCTGGATGGCCGCGCCGTGCGGCTGTCCGACCCGCCGATCACGCGCGAGGAAGCGATGGCGCTGCTGCGGCTGTCGCTCGAGCGCGAATACATGCCGCAGGTGATCGCGCTGTGCCCCGGCATCGACACGCCGGGCAGGCTCGCGGCCATCACCGACTTCGCGTTCAACTGCGGTGTCGGCGCGCTGCGGGCGTCGACCCTGCGCAGCCGCGTCAACGCCGGCCAGTGGGACGACGTGCCCGCGCAGTTGATGCGCTGGGTGTTCGCCGCCGGCAAGCGGCTGCGCGGGCTCGAGCGGCGCCGGGCCGCGGAAGCCGCGCTCATATGACCCGCACAGGCCACTAGGAGGCCGCTATGCGACTCGCTGCCCTCGCCCTCGCCGCAACACTAGCCGGGGTGCCGGCAGCGGCGTCCGACCCGCCGATCTGGCTCGGTGTCATCTGCGACGGCCCGGTCCCGGTCGGCATGCAGATCCGCGCCACCCGCGCCGCGGAGACGGTCGTAACGCTGGACGAGCTCGTGGCGTTCTGCGCGTCTCAGGCGCCCGCGCAGCCGCAGCGGCAGACGTGGCGGGGGACGACGTGACGAAGCGCAAGGCCACCCCGCCGCCCATCGCCCGCGTTAGCTGGCTAGACGCATCCATGTCCGCCGCGGACCACTGGCAGGACGGCGCGCCAAAGCGCCCGACCGTGCGCGGGCACGTCTGCGTAAGCGTCGGCTACCTGACTCACGCGGACGACCATTTCGTGCAACTGACGCAGACGCTCACGCACGGGCAGCACGCGCACGTCGTCAACATCCCGCGCGCGATGGTGCAGACGATCGAATCGCTCGCCGTTGGCGGTCCGCTCGGGGGCGCGTGATGGCAGAACGCAAAGTCACCGACGCCGATCTGGTAGCGCTCCACAAGGAGCACGGCGGCTCGCCCACGCGCATGTCCGCGGCAATCGGCATGTCCACGCGCGCGCTCGTGTCCCGCATGCGCAAGATCGGCATCCCGCCGCTGCCAGTCGGCCGGCCGACGATGGCGCCCGCTGCAAAGACGCTGTACGCCGTGCGCCCGCAAGGGCGGCTGGACGCCACGGTAGACGACGGCGTGGTGCTAGTGGGCTCCGACTGCCACTACTGGCCCGGCATCATCAGCACCGCGCACCGCGCGTTCGTGCGCATGTGCGCGGAGATGCGGCCGAGGGTCGTGGTGCTGAACGGCGACGTGTTCGACGGTGCCAGCAACAGCCGGCACGGCCGCATCGAGTGGGAGAAGCGCCCGAGCGTCGTGCAGGAACTGCGAGCGGTCGAGGAGCGGCTGGCAGAGATCGAAGCCGCGGCGGGCGGCGCGTTGCTGGTGTGGACGCGTGGGAACCACTGCATGCGGTTCGAAACGGCATTGTCCGCGCAGTCGCCGCAGTACGAAGGCGTGCAGGGCTTCAGCCTGTCGCATCATTTTCCGGCCTGGAAGCACTGCATGGCGCTGTTCGTCAACGAGACGACGGTGATCAAGCACCGCTACCGTGGTGGCATCCACGCGGTCAGGAACAACACGCTGCAGGCCGGGATGACGACGGTTACGGGCCACCTACATTCGCTTCGGGTTTCGCCGCTCACCGACTACAACGGCACGCGGTACGGGGTCGACACCGGGACGCTCGCGGACCCGTACGGCGACCAGTTCGGCTATACCGAGCTCAACCCGGTGGACTGGCGGTCCGGCTTTGCGGTGTTGACGTACTGCAAGCGGCGCCTGCTCTGGCCGGAGCTTGTGCATGTGATGGACGAGGGCCAAGTCGAGTTCCGCGGCCAGGTGATCGAGGTCTAGCGCGAAACTTTGGAGAATTTGCCAAACCGCCAAATTTCGCCGCGCGGCGAAATTTGGTCAGCCTTGGACCGGACACCCGCGCACCGCGCAGCCATGCGGGTTTGCAGGGTGGCCTAGATAAGCCTCCATCACCTGCTGTGTCTGTCCAATACTAGCCTGCCGCACCCCGCCAATCCCGGCGGAATCGTGCCTCATCTGTAGGCAGCGTATTGGACAGCCGCGGCCCGCGGACCGAGCGTTCATGCGGCGGGCGGGTCGGTCGCCGGCGCCATACAGGGGCCGCGCACAATCGGCACGTGCCGCCGCCCGACCGTGATGCCGTCCGGCAAGGCGAACCCGCGCAGTCGCACGTGATCGAACACGTGACCG